TAGCACCAATTCCCCAGCATGGCCACCCAAAGCTCGCAGAAGAGCGCCGGGTTGCTGAGGAGTGGTGCTTCCGAGACGCTGCGAAGTTTCTTCGGAAACCTGGCCAGCGGGTCATCGATGTCGGTGGGGCGGGCGGATGCGTCCGCCGTTCTCGGCATCGTCCAGTTTGGTGCCTTTTCCCTTTTGTCAATGACGAAGATGACAACCGGTGGCATCGTGTGAGTAATTTAGTTCGCATTCACGACGACCACACGTTTTCTGCCGGTGATTTGTTGGGGTGCCACGACCACATGAATGATTGCCATCATGCGCCTATGTTGGAGACTGAAAGAGTCTTTCTCATGGTGCATTCTGCGTATTATATGAGCGCAATAGATTGGGCGCGCCTTAATGTTGGTGACACCCTTTATGTTGTGGCCCATCGATTTGTAGGTGAAGCCGGCAATTTTCATGATGAGTTTGTATGGAACCGCACTCCCGAAGGCCATATTCGTATGGAACCGACGGGAGGTAGTGGTACGACCTATGAACATCGAGATATTACCCGTATGCTCGATAATGGCTTTCGTTTCCAAAAGGATGATGGTAGCATTTTAGCCGCCTCCGGGGGTGGTGTCGCGAATTTTGGCCGCACGACATGTTATCAATATGTCATTGTTGGCCGCCAGACTAAACACCCTTGGATGAGTCGAATCCATGTGGACCCAGTGATACAAGATACGCCAGAAACTGTGCGTACTGAGAGCCACATTGATTACCTAGGGTACTGCCGGGACTATCGCGACCGACTACTTCGGGTTGCCGCCGACGCTTACGATGTGGTCATGGCCACATGTTTGCGTTGGCGTCAAACCGAGGTGGTCGTTTTCGATGAAGAACCGGTGGTTGTCCGCAATGAAGAGCTTGACTATGCTGTCGCAAGTGCGATAACCATGGTCAACCCAAGTTCTGCGGACCGGGTTAAAACGATTGCGCGGGTGGAGGCTACTGTTTATCGCGCATCTGCTCGGTTCGCAACTCGACCGAGCATGGATGAGGTGCATGAGGCAGTTAAGAAGGCTTACGTAGCGCACAAAAGTCGTATGGACGATCTTGGTTCGTTCGTCGATGCGGTGCATCTTGAGCCTGAGCCAACCCCTGCACCTGCCCTCCCAATTCGAACTTGTGGAGGATGGTGGACTTTAGTCTTCATGTTTGTGGTTGTTTGTGGGTGCGTTTGCGGTGCGCGTGCTGTGGTCCCGAAGCCGATAGATATCGAGCGAGAGATTGCAGATTTGGCATTGCCCACTGATGTTCATGGTCACATTGTGTCCAGTTTGGCTTTAGACATGCCTGAGATTGGAGCGTTTCGCCCGAATAGCCTTGTCACCGATACCGTATGTTTGGGTCTCGGTGATGAAAGTAATTTGGGTTCGCATTGCAAAATACTCAAGCGCCCTAATTTGTCATGCCAGGGTGATCATCAGATTGGTGCTACTTTAGTTGGTTGGTCGCCCAGTGTTGTACATGTTTGTCGCAAGTGTGGGTGTAATGCCCACAACGCGATGTGCATGCGCCACGGGGTTAAGCAAGTTGAACCGACTATTGGTTTTGATTATGCTTGTGTTGTGTTTGCTGAGGTGTTTAAGGAGGTGGCCTTCGCCTATTTGTATTATGGTGCAGGAGACCGCCCGGCGTGGGAATCCAAGTGGCCGTTAGCTAAGCAGAAGGGTTTCATAGATTCAGAAATTACTGATGATTTGAATTGCTCTTATGTGAAGCAGATGGTCAAGCGAGAATTGAACCACGCTATGCCCAAGAAGGCTCGCGCGATACAGTATTATGCCAATTTGAGGACTCAATCTGAGTTTGGGCCGCAGTTTTACGCGTTGCAAAAGGCTGTGTGTAGTGTTATGTATAGGTGTGATGTTGGATGTGGTATTGATGTGACTATTGCGAGTGGGATGAACGCTCGAGACTTAAGTGATTGGATGGATGACGTCGTTAACTCAGGTGCGACGCATTTCTACGAACGAGATGGTAAATCTTGGGACGCGACGATGCAAAGTCAACACGCAGATTTTCGCATCGGTCTGTATAGATTGATTGATCCAGTGCTAGCTGATTTTGCTGCTGACTGCTTAAATGTGGTTGGTAGTGGTCGGTATGCTGAAGGACCTTTCAAGTATAGCGTTCGTGGAACTGTTAAATCCGGTCACAATGACACGACCCTTGGAAATGGCCTTGTGAATTCGGCTATCGCCGTTGAAGCAATGCATCGTGTTGGTTGCCAGGGTAGTGTTTTGGTC